TCGGTCGGTGGCTACGTTCCGGGCGTCCCGTAGATCGCGCTGCTCGGGGTTGATGTCGCGCTTAGGCCCCCTCCTTGCGGCGATAGCTTGCACCGAAAGGCAGGTAGCCGTTGTCGTACGCCCACTGACCGGCGTGCGGCTTCTCCAAGAAGCCCCGGCGAATTACACCGCCACCGAACCGGCTGACGCGATAAAGCTCAAACTTAAATCCCAAACCCGTATCCACTGAGTAGGCTCGAACCCTGACCGCCTCGCGCTCAGGTGAACCGTCGCCCCGGTCATAAAACCTACGCTTGCCCTCTGTCCTGATGCGCTCAGGCCCCCTCCTGATTGGGCTGGTACAGCGTGACCTTTTCGCACATCTCCAGCACGCGCTCGCGCACCTCGTCCAGCGTGGTGATGAGTTCGTTACCGGCGAGATCGCGGAACCGTTTCGGCCCGTTGTGGCCGTCGATCCCGATGATCGAAAAGTGCGAACCCCCTCGCCTCACGTCCTCTGTGAAGCTGACCGAATAGCCGCCGCCCGTGTCCATGTCGCGTAACTGGCTGGTCGTCTTCCCGGCGAATGGGTGCGACCCCGGCACCTGCACGTAGCCGCACCACCATTTGCTGGCCCAGCCGTGTCGTGGCCGGATCAGTTCGTAGGCGACCCCGGCGTGCGTTCCGGTACGGATATGAAATGCGTCAATGTGATCATTCCGCGTGGCGTAGAAGTGATCGAAGAAATGGTCGGGGTTGACCAGGTTGATGTCGCGCTTAGGCGTCCTCCAATCTGTTGCGATTCTTGAAGCTCCGGGAGTGCCATTCGTCGATAGTCAGGTCTTGCGGCTTGACGGGTACGATGCGCCCATCGTGGACCTCCATTACGACGCGCTTAGTACCATTATCGCCGTTGAAGAATCCCCGAACTCGGGCTGGCTCCAACCCGCGAATGTAGAAATAGTCCCCTAGTTCAATAGAGTTGCCGTGTTGGTCGTTCATGTCGCGCTTAGGCCCCCTCCGATATATTGCGGCCCCATGCCTCATGGCGACGGGCTTCGACTTCTGTGAACCAGAAGCCCTGATAGGTCGCGAACTCCCCGCAGTCCGCGCAGTCGATACGATACGCTCCGTCCCGATATTCGGTTTCCGGCTCGGTCGGCGTGACCGTGCAGATGTGGGCCTCGTGGTTCGTCGCGGTTTTCTTTGCCATTTGGTTCCTTCCTATCAACAACGTCTACATGCGTAGTATACACCATGTAAACCAACAGGCAAAACAATAGCCCCTGGACTGGGAGCTTAGAACCAGCCAGGGGCTACTGCCCGTTGATAGGTGGTGACGCATGGCAATGCACAACCACTAGGGCATTCTATCGTGAAACGGGTACGCACGGGCCATAGATCATCAGCACCAGCAGCACCAGCAGCAGGGCGACGGCCAGCCCCACCCGCTCATCGTCGGTCAGGCGGCTGCGCTTTCATCCCATCCCTGCGCCCGCCTAGCTCGCCCAGCAGCACCCGCCGCTGTAGTTCCAGCAGGGCATGAAGTTCGCCAACCGTCCCGACCCAGCGAATGCCGTCAGGCGGCAAGCGCCGAGTAGGGCGGTTCTGGAATGTTCTGCCGTCGGTGTCGTACATATCGCACCACCATCAGGGCGATGGCAACTACAAGAACGCTGCCTGCGGCGCTAGTTCTTGCCATGATCGGCAACGCCCTGGCCGACCAGGTAGGCGCTGGCAATTCCGGCAATCGCTACGCTGAGATGCTGCACGGCTGCGGGGTCACCGCCGAGGGCGATGATGATCTCAGCAACCATCGCGATAATGGCGACCCATAATTTCCTGGACTGGAGTCTGGCGGGTACGTTCACGAGGCCTCCTCTAGGGCTACTGTGTGGCCCATACAGACGATTCTAGTCGCAGGTGAGGTGGTTGGATACCCCCCGGCAGCATGCCGCCCTAGCGCGGCCCTGCGGCGCGGCGGGTTTTCTCGGCTTCCCACCGGGCGGGCCAGTCCTGTCGCAACTCGTGGAGGCGGGCGTTCACGTCCCTATCGTCCAGGGTGGCAAGATCAGCCCCGCCGACGGCGCGGTTCAACGCCCCTATCGCGTCGTTCGCAATCGCCTCCATCGACTGCTTCAACCACTTATTTAATTCGATTTCCTCGGCCACGGTGTCATCGCCTGCGGGCATAGTCGGAACCTCCCAGTCATCCAGTATCGTTGCTACGTAGTGTTGCGTTTCGGGGAACGGTGGAACGCCGCCGTAGTTTTGAACGGCCCCAGGCCCGGCGTTATACGCCGCCAGTGCAAGGTCGATCCGCCCGAACGTGGCGAGGTGCGCGGCCATGAGATTGGCCGCATAGTCGAGGCTGGCGAACGGCTTCCAGGGGTTCACGCCGGGGTGCCAGCGCGGCACGATCTGGGCGAGGCCGATGGCGTTAGCGCCGGAATGGGCGTAGATGTTCCAGCCCGATTCCATGTTGATCTGCCGCTCGAAATAGTAGGGGTCAAGGCGTACCCGCTCAGCCGCCCTTGCCGCATGGGCCTCCAGCACATCGCGTTCGTACTGGTCGGGGTTCAACGCATGACGCGGGTCAATGGCGTTGTGCATCGCGCCAGGGCCGTCTGTCGCGTCCATGACCTGCCAGTGCAGGTGAGCGCCGGTAGACCAGCCGGTGTCACCCGTCTCGCCGATCACGTCACCCTCGCCCACCTGGTCACCCTCGGCCACCCGAATCTTGTCGGCCAGCAGGTGCGCCATCGTGTGGGTATAGCGCCCGTCTTCTAGCTGGACATATGCACCCCAGCCGCTGCCGAGATTCTGCCGGTTCACCGTAAGGATGCGGCCCGCTGCCGGTGCCTGTAGGGGCGTGCCTGATGGCGAGCCGAAGTCCATTCCAAGATGGCCCGGTGTCGGGTAGCCCCCGCTCGACCAGTAGAAGTCTGTGATGCCGTATTCCTGCGTGACGCGGATGCCCTCCGGTACGGGCGTCCTCATGCGCCCTGCGCCATCATCCAGATCAGGCTCGCCCAGCCGCCAAGGTTCAAGACGCCCAGGCTAATAGCCCAGCGCATGGCCCGTGCTTCCGAACTGCTGATGCGATCCCGCAGGCCGGATTCGCGCCGGTCAATCTCCTCACGCGGCACAACGACACGGGTAACCGCGACCTGGAACTCGGCAAGCTGTTTCGTGAGCGCCCGTAGCTCCTCGCGCTCAGACATAACCTGCGGCATGATCGGGCAGTTTTCGGCTGAGAACTGGGATGTCATACGGCATCACCCGAGGTCGAATAGCGCGAGCAGCGCGGCCTTGTTGTCGTCGCTTAAATCCATCGCATCGATAACGGCGATACGCGGATCGACCGGCTCGACTGCGACATGATCATCCACCACCGCTTGCGCCGCAGCAGGCAGGTCAACGATATGGCCCTCTGCATCGTAGCCGTGGATGGTTATGGTCCCATCTGCCTCGTGGCTTCCGAGGCCGCTGGATACGTCGATCCCGGCGTCATCCAGTTCGGCCTCCAGTTGTTTTAGTTGCACGTCGTTAGTAGTCGTTGCCATTACGATATCTCCTGCATCACGATGCCGCCGTAGGCTTCCATCGTTGATGTATTTCCGGCGACCTTCCAGCGCATTGATACGGTATGCGCTCCTGCCGCCACGCTCCCGAAACGGTGATACGTGGTATAGGTTCCGCAGACGTTCGCGTCGGCGGTGCGTAGGCGAGTTTCCCCCACCTCAGAGCCACCGTCTATTTCGATGGCAACGTAGCTGTACTGGTTGTCCGTATCGGATCGAACATAGGCGGCATACCAGACCAGAAGGTCGCCGCCCGTTGTCGTGAGCGTCACCTGCCCGTCGCTGGATGGGATATCGACATAGCTGGTGGAAACCGTTGTCCCGACGGTGAGGCCCAGGTTCTGGGTGGTTTGCTGAACCATGCCGCCACCCGCAGCAGCTTGAAACGTCGGCGCTGCGCCTGCGCCGTTCGACGTGAGAACATGCGTGGCAGTTCCCACGGCGACATTCGCTGCAACCCCTGACGCATCCCACGTAATCAGTTCCCCATCAGTACCATCAGCCAGCGCAGCGACGGCTACAGATTTCGACTGAAGGTTGCCGCTGCCGATCTTAAGCAGTTCCCCAGGGAGGTCGAATTGCACCTGCCCCGTCGATGCGTGACTGGTGACGACGACGCCCACCTTCTGCGATACCTGCGCCGCGCCGGTCAATGCCGTGGCCGTCCAGCCCCCAGCGGTTGCGCTCAGGTAGACAGGATCGCCGATGCTTTCGCCGGATGTGTCCTGTGAACCCAGCGTGTAGCCTCGATAGACAACCCCTGCGGCAGCATTGGCAATGTCGGCGCTAAGAACGTATTCGGCAAAATGGGAATCCCCATCTGCCTTGGTTATCTGCGGTGCGCCCGTGCTGGCGTCGTAGCCGCTGATATATACCAGCGTGCCAGCCGTTAACGTACCGCCCGTGCTGTTATCAACCGGCAGGCCGATCCGCTTGGAGGCCACCACGCCGGTCGCCGTTTGCCCCCCCAGGTAGGCGAGGTCACTGACCAGGCCATCGTAAATCGTTTCGGTGAGGACATCGCCCGCAGCCCTGTCGAGCGAATCGGGGTCCGTCCAGGTTTCTGATATCGCCATTGTCCTACGCTCCTATGTAGTTGCCGATGCCTGTGACATCTATGATGACTGGTATGCCAGTCGCTGCGGGAACTTCGCTCAATCGCCACTGGGTGACATGGCGCTGCGCCCCGCTCGACGCCTGTGATGAGTGCGCGATATTCTCCACGAAATAATCCTTGTTCGACGTGTTCTGAAACGGCTCATTCATAGTGACCCTATCGCCGAAGTCGCGGGCCAGCATCGCGGCGGTCGTATCTGCTGCCGAGAACATGATGGCGGCACCCGGGGTCTTCGGGTCTTTGAAGCGCAGCACGCGCAAATTCGCCCTAGCCAGGGCCTGCTCGTCGGTGGAAACGTAGGGCGTGGTGAATGCTGACATATCCCGCCGCCCGTATGCGTTGATGGAGTCGGTGTTCGTGGCGGTCTGCGCGCTGCCCCCGGTGCGGGTCACCTTCGCCGCGTTGAAGATCGTTGCCACCGAGTTCGTTGACTGGAACCGCATCAGCGCTTCGCTGGTGCCGTCAATCGTGGACAGCGACGACAGGCTGGCCCATCGGGCATTTCTATTCTTGAAGGTGGCCTTGCCATCGCCCGCAATA